ATGATTTTGCAGATACCTTAGACGTAGGTAATTTTGTTAAGTTTGCTCGTTCGTTTTATCAATCAAAAGGTATAGAGGAATCAATAAGGGTTCTATTTAAAGTATTATTCGGTGTAGAATCAAGGGTTTTAGATTTAGAAGGTAATCTCATAAAACCATCTGATGCTGAATTTATACGACGTGAAGTTGTCGTAGCTGATTTAATCACACCATTCGGTGAACCGCAAAATTTAACTGGACAGACAATATTCAAATCTACTGATACTTCAACTAATGCATCAGTATCTGAGGTTGAAATCATAAAAAGAGACGGTAAAAATTACTTTAAAATTGCGTTATTTGTTGGATTTAGTGATCGTGACTTAATAGAAGGTGTATTTACTGTTCCTGGTAATACAAAAGTTCTTGATAAAGTAGAACCTAATGCGACAATAATTAATGTAGATTCAACAGTTGGGTTTGGTACTACTGGAACTATAATAAGTGGTGCTAATTCTAATATAAATTATACTTCAAAATCAATTAATCAATTTTTTGGATGTAGTGGAGTAGGTGTTGGTATAGGAACAGCAGATGATATAAGAGCAGATGAAACTATTTTTGGATTTGAAAATGGTGATTTATCAAAAAGAATTGATTTACGAATCACAGGTGTATTATCTGAATTAGTTCCCATTACTGATATAAGTTTAATAAACGAAGGTGAAAATTTCTTCGTTAAGAATATTGGTGAAAAAATTGAAAATGATAGTAAAAATTATAAACAAATATTTGCTAACTCTTGGATTTATAATACAAGTTCCAGATTTCAAGTTGATATTCCAGTCGGTGGTTCAACATTTACATTAAGAACACCAATAGATAAATCATCTCTTAAAGTTGGTGATAGATTTGATATTCTAAAAAGGAACGAGCAAGTTATCGCTGGAAGTGGTCAAGTTGCAAGTATAAACATAGGATTAAATCAAATTACGGTATCTAATATCGCTGGATTTACACAAGATGCAAATCAATTATATGATATTCGTAGGAAAGTTGAAAAAGTAACAAGCAGTGGTGTAACCATTGGTCAAGGAAATGATGCAATTATTGCCGATACATTAAGTGTTTACACTGATGGAAATGCTGATGGTTATGTTACTTCAAACTCTTTACCAAGTTATGATATTACAACCAATATAATTGAAGAAACTCTTACAGGAGGAACCACTACAGGATTAGATGCATTTAATCCTTTGAATGATAGATATAGTTTTATTAATTTTAATATAAGTAGAAATATTAAATTTATACAAGGTGATGCTGTTACTTATCTACCAGAGGGTGAAGCATTAGTAGGATTAGATACTGGAAGAACATATTTTGTTGATCCTGTTATACCAAGTGATCCAAGTCAAGACATTACAAAAATTAGAATTTTTAACTCCCTTGCACAAATTGGATCGGCAAGTACAGTTCAAGTTGGACCAACAACGTCTACAACTGATATTCACAGATTTGTTCTACAAAAACATAAAAGTAGAAGATTAGAACCAGATAAAATTTTAAGAAAAATTCCTTTATCTCAGAACTTATTTGTTAGTTCAAATCAAGATATACCCACTAGTGATATTGGTATTTTGATTAATGGTGTTCAGATTCATTCACCCATATCAGATAATCAAATATATTACGGTCCATTAGAGTCTATTGACTTGTTAAATGGTGGAAGTGATTATGATGTCGTCAATCCTCCAATCGTAGGTATTGAAACAAGCACTGGAATTGGTGCTGCTGTTGAACCAATTATTCAAGGAACAGTTAAAGAAGTATTTGTTGACCCTCAAGAATTTGATATTGCAGCAGTCACAAGTCTCTCCTTAACTGGGGGTAATGGAAGTGGATGTTTATTACAACCCATATTAGGAAATAGAAACAGAGAATTACAATTTGATAGTAGAGACGTATTTTTTAATGGTGGTGTAGATATTGTAAATGAAACAATTACATTTAAAACACAACATAATTTAGATAATGGTGAGATTGTATATTATGGTTCAAATGGTAATGCTCCAATTGGTATTGGAACTGCTTATGATCCTGCTAATCTTATTTCAGGAACTTTATCTGATGGTGCTCCATACTTTGTAAGATCTGTAAATGCTTCAACTGTAAGATTATTTAATAGTAGAAATGATGCATTATTTGGTTCTGCAGGTATAAACACTGTTGGATTATCAACTGATACAGCAGCAAGTGGTATTCATAAATTTAGAACAGAGAATAAGAACACTTTAGTCGCTATAAAAGTATTAGAGGAAGGTTCAGGTTATACACACCGCAAATTAAGAGTTAAACCTACTGGAATATCAACATCGTTAAATGTGGTTACTTTCAAAAATCACGGATTTCAAAGTGGTGAAATCATAGAGTACTCTGCAGAAACCACAGCAATACAGGGATTAAGCACAACTAATTCTTACTATATTAAAAAATTAACAAATGATACGTTCCAACTAGCAGATGCGGGAATAGGTGGCACTTCAACAGTTGATTACAATAGAGGTAAATATGCTAACTTTACCACATCAGGTGAAGGATTTCAAATATTTAACTACCCTCAAATAAAAGTTAATGTAGATGTTTCTTTTGGTTCAACAATCACAGGTAATATTGTAGCAACACCTGTTGTTACTGGTCAATTAATTGGTGGATATCTTTATGAAGAGGGAACAAATTATGGTTCAACAACTCTTGATAAAGAAGTAATTCCTAAAGTTACTATTGAAAATGGAAAATTTGCTGAATTTAAACCAATTATTGTAAATGGCAGAGTTACTGATGTAGCAGTTGTTAATAGAGGTAGAGAATATAATTCAGCACCTGAAATTAGAGTTATATCAACAGGAGCTGGAGCAGGTGCTAGAGTTCGTCCAGTGATTGAAAACGGTCAAGTTATTGATGCTATTGTGACTAATACTGGTATTGGTTACAGTAGTGTGTCTACTGAGGTAAGAGCATTCTCACGAGGATCTAATGGATCGTATGGTGCAAGAGTTAGAAGTTTAACTTTAAATAATACACATAGATTTGGGGACTCTTTCTTATCAACAAAAGAGGAATCATTAAGATTCAGTATATTAGGTTATTCACAAGATATTGCAAATAATTTTGAAAATACATTTAATGTTACTCCAAGTGGTGAATTTAGTAATATAACAGGTCACTCCCCAATCGTTGGATGGGCATATGATGGTAATCCAATATATGGTCCTTTTGGATATTCAGATCCTTCTAATATTAACTCTGATTTAAAAATCATACAACCATCATACGTTACCAATATTAATAGAGTAACGAATCGTCCACCAGGATATTCAGCAGGATTCTTTATTGAAGATCATGTATACAATGGTTCTGGAGATTTAGATATTCATAATGGAAGATTTGGTAAGACACCAGAATTTCCAAATGGAGTTTATGCATATTTCGCAACTGTAGGTTTAGGAACTGGTACAAACAAATTAGTGGGTCAATATCCTTACTTCATTGGTAATACATATCGTTCACCATTTATTGTAGAAAATCAAACGTTAAATCAAGAATTTGATTTTAATAATTCTGGATTAAGAAGAAATACATTTCCTTATAATGTAGATGAAAAATTTGCAGGAAATGATTTCGTTATTGAATCTTATGAACAGATAAGGCAGATTTCAAAAATAGAGTCTGTTACAGAGGGTGGAGTTGATGCAATCACAATACTTAATGGTGGTGATGGATATAAGGTCGGTGATCTAACAGAATTTGACGATACAGGAACCAATGGTTCAGGATTCCGTGCTGAAGTTGATGAGATAGTTGGTATTGGAATTTCTAGTATTAATACAACTCTAACAAGTTTTGAAAATGTAGTATTTGAATGGAAAAGCGGAAATGAAGTCGTTGCAAACTACTTACCATTTATAGAATTAAATGATAAAGATGCAGTTTCTGTATCAGGATTAAGTAGTTCAATAGTTAATCTAACAGACTCGTTTAACGTAGGTGTAAAAACTGAAAGAGTTGGACTCGCAAAGAGTATGACAATAGGTGCTGCTGGTGGATTAATTCAAGATATTTTTGTTACTAGGATTCCAAATTCAGTCGCTATTGGTGGTACATTAAGAGTTGGTTCAGGTAATGTAAGTAATGCTAATGATATTGAAACTTTACAGGTATTGAATGTTTATCCACTCAGAAAAGTTATAAGAGTTCTAAGACATACAGGTATTGCTCATACGCTCGGATCTAATATTGATATTTTAAATAATCAAATTAGTATTCCTGTCCAAACAAAAAAATTTGAATCAGAAGTAAATGACATTATATACTTTAACTCTGCTCAATCTGTAGGTGTTGGAACAACACCTGGTGGTGCAACAAGTGTTGATAGAATAGTTGGTGAGATAGTAGAGAGAACATCTATACCTACAAGAACAATTCACATTCCAAATCATCCATTTAGAACAGGTCAAAAACTTACTTTAAACAAAAGAGTTGGAGCAAATCGTTTTGATGTTGGTACAACACCTTTAGTAACAGAATTCAAGTTACCATTTCTTGGTACAAATTCAACAGAAGTATTTGTAATTGATAAAGGTGAGAATAATATTGGTCTAGTAACTACCAGAGTAGGTATTGGTAGTACAAGTGAAGGATTATTCTTCTATAGCAAAGGTTCTATAACTGGCATTTCTTCAGGATTATATAATTTACAAACATCTAAAGACCAAGTAACTGGAAAAATTGATAAAATTGTTACCACAGTATCAACAAATGTTGCAGCAGCAAATACTACAACTCACAATTTAGTTGAAGGAGATACGATAAAACTTAATGTTGTTCCTAATCTTAACGTAGGTCTTGGTAATACTACACCAATATCTGTAAATTATAATGAAGCATTTGAAAAGTTAATTATAAACCCAATTTTATTTAAAGCTGTAGATGTTGAAATAAACCAAATAGACTTACCTGATCACGGATTTGAAACTGGTGATAAAGTATTCTATGATGGTGGAGCAACTGGTTTAAGCACAGGTACATATTTTGTTAACAAAGTAAGTAGTAGAAGATTTCAACTTTCTGAAACAATTTTAGATATCAACTCAAATCCTGTAAGAACTGTAAATATAACCCCAAACACTGGTGGAGATAATCAATCAATTGGATTAATAAACCCAAGAATTGATGTTGTTAAAAATTCAAAATTGAATTTTGGATTAACTAGTTCAACTTTATTAAACTTTGACTTTAAATTATTTTATGATAAAGAACTTACTAATGAATACTTAAGTTCACAAGATTCTCCTTCATTTAATGTTAGTGTAGGTGGCACAATCGGTATTGGCACAAACAATACTGACCCAATAGGAGCTGCGTTAACAGTTCAGTACTCAGATTCTACACCTGGCAGATTATACTACGGATTAACAAAAGGTGGTTTCATAAGCACTGCTGATACAGAAGTATCAAATTATTCTGAAATAAGATTCATTGATAGTAAATATAATGGTGAATATAGGATATCTAATGTTACTGCAGACACTTTTGATATTTCACCTAAAATTCCTGAGTTTTTAAGTTATAATTCAAGTGATTGTGAAAAATTAGAATATTCTACAAAGTCAACTGCGGTTCACGGTGCGATTAAAAATTTAAATATTATATCACCAGGATTCAATTATAAGAAACTACCACAATTCAAATCGGTTAGGAGTACAAATGGAACTGATGCAAACATTATTGCATCCTCAAGAGACATAGGTAGAATCAAGAAGATAAGAATTGTTGATATTGGTTATGAGTATTCTTCAGATAAAACTCTAAGTCCAGAGGCATTTATATCACCAGTTGTTAATATTGATAATCTTGATATTATAGACTCAGTGAATATTGTCAGTGGTGGTGCTGATTATATGAGTACACCTAATTTAATCGTATTTAATCCAATATCAAATACTGTTGTTGACACACTTTCATTACAAGCATTTACTCCCAACCAAACAATATCTAAAGTTGACGTATTATCACCCGTTACAGGACTAGATTCTGTTGTGCATAAAATTATTTCAATTAATAATTCTAATGGTGTAGGGATAAATTCATTACAAATAAGTAACTCTGGAGTTGTAACTTGTTTCCTTGAAACTCCAATTAATGGATTTGATACTCAACCATTTGCAATTGGAGACCAAGTTTATGTTGAAGGTATACAAAGAGTTGGTGAAGCAGGAATAGGTGCTACACAAGGTGGAATATCCACTAATACAACTGTTGAAGGAACTGGTTATAACTCTGATAATTATAACTATCAATTCTTTAATGTAGATGATTATATTACTGGAACACAATGTATTTTAAAGTTTAGCACAGCAGGTGTGACAACAAATCCTGGTATTGCTAAAACTTTTCAATCTGGTTATGCAACTTTAATCAACAAGAAAAAATATCCTGTAATTGAACCAATTCAATCAAGAGGTGTATTTGAACTTAAAGAAACTTTGATTGTTGATAGTGTAATTACTGATTTAAAAGTTATTGAAGTAAGAAATGATTACATTAAAATTGATGGTAAATTTAAATTAAACAAAGGTGATAGAATCAAAGGTGAATTGAGTAACGTTTCTGCCGAAATCACAAGTATTGTAGATAATCAAGCTAAATTCACAACTGAGTTTTCTAACAGACAAGATTATGGTTGGTTAGATGATATTGGTAAATTAAATGAAGATTATCAGGTTATTCCTGATAATGATTACTATCAGAATCTATCTTACACAGTTAAGAGTTCAGTTGAGTGGGAAAAATTTGTAAATCCTGTAAATCGTTTAGTTCATCCTTCAGGACTTAAGAATTTTGCTGATACTGCAATTACATCTAATCTTGCAGTTGGATTTGGTAGTGTTCGTGAATCAAATCAAACAGTTGTTCTTGATGTTGGTAACATTCTTGAACTTAGAGATAAACAGAGAGTTGATGCAATTAATAATTTTGATTTTGCAAGAGATTTTGATACAAGAGTTAATGGTTCTAAATTTTTAACATTCAAGAATAGAACTTTAACTGACTTTACAAGATGTAAAACAAATAGAGTTTTATTACACGATGATATTAGTGAAGGTTTCTCTAGTGATGGATTTGAAAGCACGAATACAGTTATTGAACCATTAGTTGAAGATTTTGGTAATTATCTTGTTCAGATAGTTGACCCTGATACTTTTGACACTCAATTCACTGAGATAGTGACTTTAACAACTGAAAGTAATGCATTTATCCTTGAAAAAACAACTGATTTTACAACAGTCAAGTTAGGTGATTTTAATACTGAAATTTTAGCAAGTGGAACAAAAAATTTAGTATTTGAACCAACTGAAAAGTTTATCAAAGATCATGATATTAAGTTATTAAAAATTGATTTCAATACTGATTTAACAGGTATTGGAACGAATGGTATTGGTAGTGTTGACTTAACTGGTGTAAACGCAGGAGTCGGAAGCACTACAATCGGATTTACAACATCATCCATTCTTGAAGTTCCTAGTTATGATTTTAATTCATTATATGCAACTATTTTTGTTCAGGATAGCGTAACTAAAGAAATTAATTACAATGAAGTTATTGTTGATTTTGATGGGACTGATACAACAATTGCTGAAACCTACATTGATACAAAAACAGAATTAAGTAATAGTGTTGTTGGTGTAATTACAGCGAAGTTTGAAAATAATTTAGTTAAGTTACAATGCTTAAATGATAGAGTCAATACTCTTGATGTAAGAGCAAATATTGTAGGTTTAGGTTCTACTGCTGCTGGTATTGGAACATATCGTTTCTCAGTTGCTGGACAACCAGCAGGTGCTGAAAGAAGTGCTAGATTAGAGTCTGGATACATTACTGGCACTGCAAGTACAATCACATATGCAACACTTAACAAGTTAATTGATAGTAGTGTCAAATCATTAGTCAGAGTTTCTTGTGGTGAGACATCAGCAGTTCATCAAGTCATATCAATTCGTGATGAAGATGATATTCTTACTGTTCAATATCCATTTGTATCAGCAGGTTCAACAACTGGTATTGGAACATTTGGTGGTGAAATAAGTGGTGATGATATTAATTTAAGATTCTATCCTGATGCTGAGTTTGAATCTTTAATAGAAGTACAGTCATATAATCAAATATTATATACAGCAAGTGACTTTGATAATACACCTCCTGATTTAACTTACGGAACAGTTAATCAAAAATTATTCTTATCAACTTATGATGGTGCTGCTGGACTCAGAGCAAATAAGAAAGACTTTGTACTAAAACATGAGGGAGTTCCAATCTACTCTAAGACATTTAACCCAGTTGGAACAATAAGTACCACTACAAGTACAATTAATATCAATAGTCATTTCTTTAATACGAATGAAGAATTAACATATACACCAGATTCAACATTTATAGGAATTGCTGGTACTGCCATTTCAATTGGTTCAACTGCAAATATAGCTGGTGTCGTTACAACATTATTGCCAAGTACAGTTTATGCTAAAGTTGTTGATGAAAATCAATTCCAATTATTTACAAGACCAGAATATGTTGCATCAGGTAATCCAGTAACATTTACAGGAATTGGTGGTGGTAATGCTCATAAGTTGTCTATGAGAAAACAACTTACTAAAACTATTATTGGTTTAGATGGTGTTGTACAGCAACCAATATCATTTACATCTATCACACACACATTAGGAATTTTTGATGGATTTACACATAATGCAACTATAGGTATAGGATTAACACAATTTGTTCTAAGTGGAATTAGTTCTGTTGCTCCAAGAGATTTCCTTAAAATTGGTGAGGAGTATGTAAAAGTTACAGAGGTTGGATTCTCAAGCACTCCTACAGGTGTAATAAATGATTCTACTGATGTATCTCTTGGTATTGCAACTCTTCCAGTTGTAAAAGTTGAAAGAGCACAATTAGGTATTGCAGCGACTACACACTCAGCAAACGCAACTGTAAGAGTTCATAGAGGTGCTTTCAATATAGTTGACAGTAAAGTATTCTTCTCTGATCCACCAAAAGGAAATAATAGATCAAGAAGAGATGAAACAAATTTACCATTTGTAAGAGCAGACTTTAGTGGTAGAACATTCTTAAGAAGTAACTATACAACAAATATGTTGTTTGATGATATCTCTGATAACTTCACAGGTATTGGTAAAACATACACATTAACTGTTGGTGGTGCGAATACTTCTTCAGGTATTGGTGTAGGAAATGGAGTTCTATTCATTAATGGTGTATTCCAGACTCCTAAGACTGTTAATAATACTGGAAGTAATTATGAGTTTATATCAGATACAACTGCTGGAGTATCAACTGTACAGTTTAGTGGTATCACATCTACAAATGGTGATTTTATAGTATCTGAATTTGATATCAATCAAAACCAAGTTCCTAGAGGTGGATTGATTGTTTCATTAGGTTCAACACCAGGTACAGGATATGCACCATTACAAGGAGCAAAGGTAAAAGCATTTAAAGATGCAAATGGTGGAATCACAAGTGTCGTTGGTATTGCAACATCTTCAGGATTTAATCTCGGTATTCAAACTGCAGCTTATGACAATATTACAGGTATCATCACTGTAACTACTAATAAGGTACATGGATTTGCACTTGAGAGACCTAATACAGTTAAATTAAAAAATCTAGAATTTAGTTGTGTAGGATATAGTGGAGTTACAACAACTATATTCCAAGATCATGAGAGACCATTATTCTTAGTGGGTATTGTATCTGATAGAACATTTGAGGTTCAAGCAGGTCCAAGCACAATATTCCATACTTATGTTGGTGGTGGTCACGCATTTGAATTCTTTGAAGATCTTACATTTGGATCAGGATATCGTGGTGGATCTGTTGCGATTGGTGTTACAGACCAAGCATATGTACATAGATTTGTAAGTGCTGGTATTGGTTCAATTCGTAAAGGTAATTTTGCAGCAACAGGAGCAAATTCTTTCACTGCAACAAATGCAGTTTATACATCTCATTCAGGACAATTAGTTCTTACAATACCTAACCACGGATTATCAACTAGTGATACTGTTGGTATTGACACTGGTGGATTAGTATTCAAATGTTCAAAAGATAATTTCTTCTCTGACCATCCATATCCTCGTGCAGTATCTAAGACAAGTTTCCCTAATTCTGATCCTATTGCTGGAATACAGACTGCTATCACAGCGACTACAACTAATACAATTACATTAAATGTTGGTGCTGGTGGTGGTGGCGGTACAGGTGCAGAAGTTTCTGCAATAGTTGGTGCTGGTGGTACACTCGCATTTACAATTACATCTGCTGGTTCAGGGTATGTAAATCCTGAAATTATTATACCTGAACCAAATTATGATAATTTACCAGTTATTGGTATATCAAGACAGGGTATAGGTGCAACAACTGATACAGGTTCTAACTTGTTAGTTGATGTAAAAGTAAGTGCAGCAAAAACAACTGTTGGTATAGGTTCAACAACATTTGAAATATCTGAATTTTCTATTGCAAGACCAGGACATTCATTTAAAGTAGGCGATAAGTTTAAACCCGTAGGATTAGTTACAGCAGCACATCTATCTGCACCGATACAAGAATTTGAATTAGAAGTTACACAAATTTTCCAAGATAAGTTCTCCTCTTGGCAGTTTGGTGAAATTGACTTCATTGATAGTATTCAAAATCTTCAAGATGGTTCAAGAACAAGATTCCCATTATTCTTTAATGGTCAGTTACTAAGTTTTGAAAAAGATTTAAATAACGCATCATCACAGTTAATTGACTTAAATGCTGTTCTTCTTATTTTCATAAACGGAGTTTTACAAGAACCAGGTTCATCTTATACATTTGAGGGAGGTACAACTTTTGAGTTTGATGAAGCACCTAGAACAGAAGCAAAAGTTGACATTTTCTTCTATAAGGGTCAAGATGGTGTTGACGTTGATACTGCAGATATTCAACAAACAGTTAAGATTGGTGATGAAGTAAGATTATTCAAGCATCCCATTGGATTTACAACTTCACAAGAATCAGAAAGAACCATCAAAGAATTACTTGGTGCAAAACTAGTAGAAACTGACATTTATACTGGTGCAGGTATTGATGAAACAAATAATAAACCAATGAGATGGACTAAGCAAAAAGTTGACATCATATTGGGTGGTAAAAAGATTGATAAGTCAAGAGAAATACTTGAACCACAAGTTTATCCTACCTCAAAGATTATTGGTGATTTTACAACTTCATCTGGTGAAGGTAATACAAATGGAATATTTGTAGATGATGCAGAGGTATTCTTCTATGAAAAAGGTGATCATCTAAGTGCAAGTAATCCAGATGAATCTGACGGTGACTATAATTTACAATTTAGCACTGTTGATGCTCTTGTAACTTCTGGAGAAATAAATGTTGGTGCATCTGCAACAGCTATTGTATCATCTACTGGAAAAATTACATCATTAGATATTACAAACGCTGGTAGTGGATATGCAAGTGCAACAGTTAAAATAAGTGCTCCTCCTTCTATCGGTGTTGGAATTGGGACTACAGCGACTGCAACTGCTACAATTACAAACGGTTCAATATCAGCAATTAATGTAACTAACTCTGGTCTAGGTTATTCAAATATCACTCCTCCACAAGTTATAATTGATTTACCAACATTTAAAACAGAAAAGATTACATCAATTGATAATGTAGAAGGATTTACTGGAATTATTACTGGCATAAGCACAACCACAGTAAGTGGTCAATCTGCACTTAAATTCTTCTTTAGAGCAGACAAAGCAGCTAATTCCTTATTAGTTGGTTATCCAGTGTTTATAAAAGACACTACAGTTGGAACTGGTATCACTTCAGTTGATACTCATAATTCATCTATAGTAAGTATTGGTTCAACTTTCTTAGATAATATCTACAAAGTTCACGCAGTGACTTCTACAGGTGAAAATGGTGAAATAACTTGTAATATTCAAAATGGACAAACCACTGGTGTAGGAGCTGGATTAACAGGTAACTTCAATAATAGTAATCCTGGTATTGCTACACACTTAGGTCGAATCAGTTGGGGTAGAATATATAATGCATCTAGAAATAGCAGTCCAATTTCAATTGGTGTTACTGGATTAACAGTGGATTCTGGATTATCAACTTTCCCAACAATACAAAGAAAGAATTATACTGTAGCATCTCTTAGAGGTTTAAGATCTTCAGGTGCTATCAGAGTGTTCGGAATTTGATTGCGTTACCTCTATAAATAAAAGGAAAAGAAAAGTTTAGATACAATGTCAGCGATTATTACTGATCAATTTAGAATTCTGAACGCAAACAACTTTGTTGAATCAGTAGAAAACACAAATAATTCTTACTATGTTTTCATAGGATTACCAAACCCTGCTGGAACTGGTTCCTTAGTTGGATACGGTAGATCATCTGATTGGAATTCAAGCACACCTGCACCTACAGATAGTTTTTCCTATCGTAAGCATACAGGTGATACAATGATGTTTGGAAAAAAAATATCATCTGCAAATATAAGAAGAATTATAAGAAGAGTAGATTGGGTTGCTGGAAGTAGATATGAAATTTATAGAGATGATTATAGTGTAGAAAATCCAAGTCCATTAACACAAGCAAATAGATTATACGATGCGAACTATTACGTACTTAATTCCGACTTTAAAGTTTACGTTTGTATTGATAATGGATCGACAGGTTCTAACCCACTTGGAAATGTCTCCCAAGATGAACCAACCTTTACTGACTTGGAACCATCAAAGGCAGGAAACAGCGGTGACGGATATCTTTGGAAGTATCTTTTCACTGTTTCACCTAGTGATATTATTAAATTTGACTCAACTGAATTTATTACTGTCCCAAATAGTTGGGGGTCAAGTCAAGACTCACAAATAAGGTCAGTTCGTGAAAACGGTGACTCATCTGTAAACCAAAATCAAATAAAGCACGTTTATATAGAAAATGCTGGAAGTGGATATGCAAATGGTTTAAGTCAAGAAGTTGATATTATTGGTGATGGAGAAGGTGCAAAAGCAAGAGTTGATGTTGTTAATGGCACAATAACTGATGTAGTTGTGAGTGCTGGAGGTAAAGGATATAGTTATGGTATTGTTGACTTAGGAACTTTAAGTAGTGGTGTTAGTACATCAACTGGTCGTGCTAAACTTATACCTATCATTCCACCAGGATTAGGTCATGGTTCAGATGTATACACTGAATTAGGAACTGATAGAGTGATTGTTTATGCTCGTTTTGATGATTCAACAAAAGATTTTCCAATTGATACAAAGTTTTCACAAGTTGGTGTTGTAAAAAATCCTACGAAAGTAGGAACATCAGTAACATTTACTGATAATACTTATTCTTCACTAAAAGCGATTAAATTTGATACTGTTACTGGTGTACCACAGGTTGGTGAAGAAATTAAGCAGGTGTTGACAGTTGCTCCTAACGCAGGAAAAGTATCAACTGGATTTATTGCATCATATGACTCTGAAACAAAAGTATTAAAATATTTTAGAGATCGTTCTCTTAATTTTAATAGAACAACTTATGATCATACTGATTATGCAGGTATATCAACTGCTGGTAGAATTTACGATTTTGAGTCAGTGGTTGGTGCAAATAATATTGAAGGTAAGTCGTCATTCTTTGCTGGAGCAATTTCTCGTGATTTCTCTGGTATAACTACAAATCCCACAGGTAATAAATTAATTAACTTGGGAGTTAACTTTATTTCAGGACTTTCTAATTCTGAGATAAATAAAGGGTCAGGAGAAATAGTTTACTTGGATAACAGACCATTGATTGTTAGAAACTCTCGTCAAAAAGAAGACATTAAAATTATACTAGAATTCTAAAATGCCACAAAAGACTAATTTAAATATATCACCGTATTATGATGATTATAATAAGGATGATAATTTTTACAAAATACTATTCAAACCTGGTTATCCTGTTCAGGCAAGAGAATTAACTGGTTTACAGTCTATTCTTCAAAATCAAGTTGAATCTTTTGGTAAGCATATATTTAAAGAAGGTTCAATGGTCATACCTGGTGGTATTGAGTATGATCCAACATATTTTTCTGCAAAAATAAATGAAACACATCTTGGCATTGATGTATCAATTTATCTTAATAATATAATATCTGCAAATGGTGGTAAAGGTACAAGAGTTAGAGGACAAACATCAGGTATAGTTGCAACAATAAAGAATTTTATATTACCACCAGCAGAGGGAGTAGATGATATAACAATCTTCATTAAATATCAACAATCTGGAACAAGTGGTGAGAGCACTGCATTTCCAAATGGTGAAGTATTAATATTAGAAGAACCACTAACTTATGGTAATACAACACTAACGATTGGTGAAACAGTTTTAACACTAACCTCCGAAGACGCAACTGCAACTGGTTCAGCATTCGGTGTTAATTCTGGTGTATATTTTCTACGTGGAACTTTTGTAGATGTACCAACATCTTTAATTGTATTAGAACCATATAATAATCAACCATCATACAGAGTTGGATTTGAGATATCTGAACAGATTATAAACTCAAATGATGATTCTTCATTATATGATAATGCAAAGGGATTCACAAACTTTGCAGCACCAGGTGCAGATCGTTTTAAAATATCAGTTCAACTTTCTAAAAAAGCATTAACTGATTATGAAGATACAAATTTTGTTGAATTATTCAGAACAAATGAAGGACAAACTAAAAAATTACAAGATTCTACAGTTTATTCAGAACTAAAAAAATATTTTGCGAAGAGAACTTTTGATGAATCAGGTAGTTATGCAGTAGAACCATTCCGTGTAAATCTTCAAGATTCTTTAAATGATGAAATAGGTTCAGGTGGTTTATATACAGAAAATCAATTAACTGATAAAGGAAATAAACCCGAAGATGATTTGATGTGTGTTAAATTATCGCCAGGTAAAGCATATGTAAGAGGATTTGATGTATCACTACCAGGCACGACAGTAGTAGACGTTGAAAAACCAAGAGATACAAAAGATGTAAAAACTGCATCAATACCATTTGAAATGGGTAGTGTCATAAAGGTTAATAATATAACAGGAACTCCTTTTATTAATGTTGGTGGAGATACTACGAATGTAGTTGAATTAAGAAATGGAAGATGTGGTACCACGAATCATTTGGCTGCAGGTCTTCAAGTAGGTGAAGCAAGAGTTTATTCTTTTAATGCTTCTGATGCTCCTTACAGTGGAGCAACAACAAGTTTTGATTTAAGTTTATATGATATACAAACATTTACTGTTTTAAAATGTTCAGTATTTTCATCTGCAAGTGTTGTTGTAGGAACTAAAGTAAGAGGTCTTAATAGTGGTGCAATTGGATATGCTGCAAAAGTTGCAGATGCCACTGGTAGAGATGAAATTTGTTTATCACAAACAACTGGAACATTTATAGTTGGAGAAAAATTAATATTTAATGAAAAAACGTCTACATCTGCTCCATCTATTAAAGAAATAATAGCATATACAGTTGATGATATTAAATCAATACGTCAAAGCACATTTGGGACAACTGGAATATCTACATTTAACGCAGATACAGTATTGTTTGATCGTATATTACCATATTTTTCAGCATCAGATCAAATCAATGCAGTTGGAACAGCAGTTACAAGTGCGAATAGAAGTTTTTCTGGAAGAGTTGGTATAAAGACAGATTCCATAATTTCTTTTTCTAATGGTGTAGATAATGTTCCTGTTTTCAATAAGGTTTCAGCGATATCAGCAGATGGAAAAACATTAACTGTAGCAGCAACAACAAGTGTTACTGGTGTTAATGCTGGAGGGACAGTTCCAACAAATAAAACAACTTCATCAACATTTAGAATTAAAGTTCCTAAAGTTTTAAATCTTGAAAAATCTGGCATTTTCTCAAAATTACCTAGAAAAAATATCTCAAATCTTGATACCTCTGATTCTAATTTAATAATTCAAAGACAAATTAGAAATCAATCTGTTTCTAGTAACTCTTTAACACTTACATCACAAGCAGGTTTAGACGCAACAGTTGGTATTACTAGTGTATTTTTTGAACCATTTGATGTTGAAAGATATTCAATCACATATCAAGATGGAGGTACTGAACCATTAACTTCAGATCAAGTTACAATTAGTGATAATGCAGAGACTATTACTTTTAGTGGATTAAAGGAATCAACTGCATCTTCTGTAACTGTTGGCGTTACTCTCAAGAAAGTTGGTGCATCCAGTAAGTCAAAAGATTACATCAGGAGTCAACAACTAGAAGTAACTCGTACATCAGGTGTTAATACATTAAATGGTCTGACAACTCACGATGCATATGGTATAAGAGTTGAAGATAAAGAAATTTCTCTTAATGTACCAGATGTTGTTAAAATTCTTGCTGTTTACGAATCAAAAACAACAGCAACACCAGTATTAGATAAGGTAAAATTTGTATCTGGATTAAGTTTAAACACAAATGCGATTATAGGAGAAAAAATAGTTGGTAAAGATAGTAGAGCGATTGGTCAAATCGTATCAGTTCCAAACGCCACTGACGTAAATTTTGTTTATCTGAATGGAAATAAATTTGCGATTGGAGAAGTTGTAGAATTTAAAGAGTCTGGTATTGAAACAATATTACAAGGAACTGAAAAAGGTAATTTTATTGATAGAACTGAAAATTATAATTTAGATAAAGGTCATAAACTTCAATATTGTGACTTTTCTAAAATTGTAAGAAAAGCAAAATCAGCAATCCCATCTAAAAAATTATTGATAATTTTTGACAAGTATCAAGTTGCAAGTGGAAATACTGGAGACTTTTTCTCTGTTAATTCTTATACAAAGGAAAGATATACAAATGACATCCCTATGGTGTTTGATAGTAGAGCGACTGATTTAATTGACTTTAGACCAAGAGTAAATCCATATACTGTATCTGCAGGAAAATCACCATTTGCATTTGCAAGTAGAACTTTTGAATCAACTAATCCCTATGTAGTAGCACCAAGAGAAAGTTCAATTTTAGGATATAGTTTCTATCTACCTAGAATTGATAAGTTAGTAATTAACCAGTATGGTGAAGTAAAACTTATTAAAGGAGAATCTGCAGAAATTCCTGCTCCTCCAACTGAAGAAGGAAATTCAATGGAGATTGCTGAAATTGCATTACCAGCATATCTTTATGATACTGTTAGACATCCTTTAATAAGATTATGTGATAATAAGAGATTCACTATGAGAGACATTGGTGATCTTGAGAAGAGAATTGAAAATTTAGAATTAACAACTACTTTAAGTGCTTTAGAAGTAGATGCACAATCATTTGAAGTAAGAGATGCTGATGGTCTAAACAGATTTAAAACTGGATTTGTCGTAGATAATTTTGCAAGTAGAAACTTTATTGATTTTACCCCTGAAACTGGTTCAAGATGTGAAGTAGATGTGGTAAACAAAGAATTGATAAGTGCAGTTGATTTCTGGTCTATGAATCCAGAATTAGCAGTTAATCCAAATATTGATATCAATTCAGCGGATTTAAATTCTAATCTACAACTATTAGATACAAGATGTAAAAAAACTGGTGATTTAATCACACTTGATTACACTGAAGTAGATTGGTTGACACAACCACAAGCAACAGGTGTTGAAAATGTTAACCCATTCAATGTTATTGTGTTTATGGGTGGTATTATTTTAGATCCTCCTTCAGATAATTGGATTAGAACAATCTACACTAATAATAATCGTATTGAGTCAACAGGAGCAACTTGGGCTGAGCAAGCAAATCATACTCCAATCGGACCAGTTATAGATGAACCTTTACCTGTTACTAATCCTACAGGTATAGAAATGGATGATCCTGACTCAAATTGGTATAGAAGAAGGATAAGGATAGTCAATAGATTAGTTGCACGATCTCAACAATTCAGAACTTCATACACCAATGTATTAAAAGGTCCAAGTTATGAATTTGATTATGTTGAAAGTATCAAGATAGAAACTGAAGCAGATCCATTTATGCGTTCACGAAACGTATCTTTTAATGCAAATGGATTGAAACCATTAACTAAGCACTATCATTATCTTGATAATGGTATTCCAGATATAATTCCAAAATTAATTGAAATTAATATGGTATCTGGTACATTTAACATATTTGAAAATGCAAAAATAGAGGTTGATGGTGAGCAAATTGGATTTGTAAGACTACAAAAACCAAATCATAAGTTTGGTGACACATCTAGACCAGACGTTGGTGCAGGATTAGGTAATCCATCAGTTTTAGTTGAATCATATACTGTTGATCCTTTTGATACCACAAGACCTGCTCCATCTGATTCATACTCTGCCACTTCAAGAATTCTAAACGTTGATACAATATCACTCGCAAATGAAGCACAATATTTTGGATATATTACCAAAGGTGCAAAAATTGTAGGTGAAAGTAGTGGTGCTGTTGCAAATGTAAGTAGTATTGATTTATTCAGTGATAACTGGGGAGATTTATTAGGAGCATTCTTCTTTAGAAATGCACAGGCAACACCAAAACCTCCTACACTATTTGCTACAGGAACTAAAACATTTAGAGTAACTGCAGCACCAGAGGGCACTATACCAATTCCTGGTAGCACTGACCACTCAAGTGATGCTTCTGGTACATTTACAGGAACAGGTGTCATACAGACTCAAATACAGAGTAATGTACAGGTAAGAAATCCACCCCCACCATCTGCAACTCGTCCAGACGAGATAGGTTATAGAACTAATTTAATTTTCAGACAAGAAAAACAGAAATTCCTTGCACCTCATAGAGATCCTCTTGCTCAATCATTTACTGTTGATGAAACAGGTGCTTTCTTGACATCATTTGATGTATACTTTAAATCAAAAGATGATAATGCAAAATTATTTGTTGAATTAAGATACGTAGAGTTGGGAACTCCAACAAAATATCTTGTTCAGGATTATGCACAGATTGCTGTTAATCCAAATAATATTAATATTTCTGATGATGCTTCCGTACCAACTACTTTAAATTTCCCATCACCAATTTATCTTGAACCAGAAAAAGAATATGCTTTAGTATTCTTATCACCTGCATCTGATAAGTATGAGATGTGGGTTGCAACAATGGGTGAGAAAACAGTTAGTTCTACTACATTACCTGATGTACAAAATGTTGTTGTATCTAAGCAATATATTGGTGGTAGTTTATTTAAATCTCAAAATGGTACAATTTGGACTGCAAGCCAATTCCAAGATTTAACATTTAAATTACGTAAAGCATCATTTGTTGAATCTGGAACCGCATCATTCTATAACTCACCCATTGAAGCGGGTAATTTAAATACTCAAGTATTACCATTAAATCCAATTCGCACACTACCTAGAAAGTTAAAAGTAACAATTGATGGTGGTGGTACAAGAACTAATGCTAATTTACCAATTGGTAGAAAAGTAAGTACAGGTGCTGCTGGTGATTCAGAAGATCAAAGTGTAACAGGAATTATTGAAGGACAGGGAGCACCTGTTACTGCAGAAGGTATTATAATAGGTGGTTCTGCGTATTCATTTAGCAGTACGACTGCAGTTCCTACAGTTGCTTTGACTGGAAGTGGAACTGGATTAACAGTAAATGTGACAGTTTCTGGTGAAGTTATTACTGGTATAGCTATTAATGGTGCTGGTACAGGTTATCAAGTCGGTGATGTATTCACTTTAGATAATTCAAGTAATAAAGTAACTAGAGGTTCTGGATATAAGGGAGTTGTTGAAACAATAAACTCTAGTTTTGATACTTTATATCTAACTGATGTTCAGGGAGATAAGTTCACAAATAATCAACCGCTGGTTCAGTATGGTGCTAATAATGATACAAGAGCAGTTATTACAAATGTTGCTGTAAATGGCGATTCAGTTCAAAATGGTGATTTGTACTCTGGTAAAGTATTTGAGGTTACACAATATAATCACGCACATCATGGACTTGGAAATAAAGTGCATATTAAAGATGTTCAACCTGATACTGAGTTGGTTGCTACAACGTCATCTTTAAATGCTGAAGGCACAACTGTTTCCATTGGTAATACAACACCATTTGCAACTTTTGGTGGAATAGCAACTGATAGAGGTGAAGCTTTAATTGGAGAAGAACTTGTTACTTATGTTGTTGGAACAGGTCAATTAAGTCTCACAAGAGGTATAT